CCTTCAATTTGCTTGTCCAGGCATATCACATCGTAACCAGCATCAACATAAGGTTGCGACCATGTCCCAGAGTGATCGAATAAAGATAGGATTGTTTTGTTCAATTTTTTACCCCCTTACAATATTTTTCGACAATAGCTTTGTGTTGTGGAGATGCCCCAGTTAAGTCAAGGTGAGCCTTGATGAAAGCCATGTGTACCCTTTGCCGTTGTGCATTATTAGCGGAACGAAGGGTGTGCTTATACTCTTGTCCCCAAAAATAGGCGAAGCCAAGGTAACAAGCTGTGCCGATAAAAGTTTTATCCAAAGCGTTTAAATAGGTGAACGATTGTCCTGTTAAAAATAGTTTTTGCGGATCTCTAAATTCACAATTAAACAAAGAGGCCATCGTTGTATCGTGGTCTGCTAAATTATCTTGGAACCCTTCTATAACTTGTTCTTTGCTTAATGCCGGTATTGCTTTTTTTTTCATTGATTCTAGAACGCTTTCTAAAGTTTCCATCTCATCTCTCCCAGTTGAGGGGGCAAAGCCCCCTGTTAGTTAATAATATGCTTGTAATGAATCTGGAATATCTCGCTCATGTAAATGCCCTGACGCTAAAGCCTGTGATATAGGGGCAAGTTCTTCTCGCTCGAAAGCGATCCAAGCGTCAGAGCCGTACATCGGATGACCTTCCGTCCAACAATCAGGGTTGAGTTTTCCCCCATTGTCTAAATGTGCTTGAACTTTTTTTTCTTGTTTCAAAGTAATTTCTTTGTTTTCTTCTTCTGCGTATTCGTCTTTGAAGTTAAGTGTTGTAAGAACCCATGTCCTACCATAATCGTCTGATGCTCGCAGAGAAAAATGTTTGTGTTCGCATACAGACCAGTCATACTCTATCCTTCCGCAACGCTGTCTACAATCATGGTGCTCTTCTGCAACTTCAAGACTTGTAATTTTTGTTTCGTTGATTTCCATTTCCTCTCTCCTGGTTAAGTTTGAATTTTTCTCTCTCTCCGTCATACCACTAATATATGATTATAATCATACATTGTCAAGGGGGAAAGTGAAAAAAAGATAAAAAAACTTTAAGTTTCACATGGAACAGAAAGTCAACCAAATTAACCCATCAATGAGGTTGTGATTTATCGAAAGAACAGGAAGGTTGGTTATGGTAAATCTGGTATGTGGAAACTGCAAAAGGACTGACACTCTTTCGCGTATACACCGGTGGTAAGAAAACACTAGGGGTATTGCTGGATCTTAAAGGGGTCCCTTTCGCGGTAACTTTAGAACCTCCATTGGTGCTGTCCGATGATGGTTATCATACCCAGCCTAATATTTCCTGCATCCCGCTTGGTCTTTACCGCTGTAAGCGGATTGACTCGCCTAAATTCGGTAATACTTTCGAAATTACAAATGTTCCTGGACGCAAGCATATTTTGCTGCATCGGGGTAACCGCGCGACTGAGACGTTGGGGTGTGTCCTGGTGGCCGAGAGCTTCTCGCAGATCGGGGTCGGTAGCAGCAGGGCTGGATTCAAGGAATTTATGGACATGATGGAAGGGGAGGAATTTTTCAATTTAACGATAAAGGAGATATGAAAAATGGAAGGAATTGTCGGATTAATGGCAAAGGCTCCAGATTATCTAATCGCTATCTCAGGAATAATTGCGAGTCTTACAGTATTAACTGCAATAACGCCCACGAAGCTCGACGACAAATGGCTAGGGAAAGCGACGGTCGGTGTTAATTTCTTGCTCAAGTTAGCCAATATGGGCGCGGGTAATGTTGGGTTCAACAAGAATAAAGATGAGGACAAAATTAAATGATTACGACCATAGTTCTCATTTCTCTTCTGGGGGCTGGGTTTGCCTGGGCATATTACCAGGGAAAGAAAACGGCTCACATCGAGGGGATGGAGTCAGATCTTAAAAAGACGAAAAAAATAAGCGAAATGGATAAGGACCATGATCAAGATACCGCTGACATTCTTAATGCTCTCTCTGCTCCTAGCTTGCTCAACAAGCCGCCCAGGGATCGCTAGATTATACGCGGAACCAGTTGATCCGCCGTGCGTGAAAGAGTTATTCCAGAAAGGAATATCCACGATTCCCGCAAAGATAACGACGAAATCTCTTGGGTTTTTTGATTTTAGGGATTGCCAGCAACATGAAATAGGGTTGGCGTGGGTAAAAGAAAAAAGGCTTAGGATAAAGTATTCGAAGCAAGTGGGTATCCTGAATGACGAACAATGAAGATTGTAGCGGTAGTTTTGTTGTTAGTGGCTGGGTTGTTCGTTGCCAGGAGCGGAAGCGATGAATTACCTAAAGTACCTCCTTTCGAGGAGATGCTTGATTGGAGACCGCAGCCGGATCGAACTATGGAAGTTGTATTTCCAGGCATACGGTTCCGTTATTCAATTCTGGATTTCAAACCCGCGCCTAGTTGTCAGGCGGTGGTTGAGATGGTTGGGACAAAAGAGCTTAGGTGGGTAACTCACGCGGGAATATTTGCCCATCAGTATCTAACAAAGAATACCCCAATGCTTTTTAAACGCGCGGGGGAGGGTCAGTGGCATTGGCTTAACCTTAAAACTTACAGGGAGAAATAGTTATGCCAGGCGGAAGAGTCAATGTTGGGAGTTATGGGAAACCAGTTAAAAAGAAAAAACCGAAAAAACCTAAAAAGAAATGAAAAAGAAAAGGAATGGTTTGGTATGGAAGTTTACCAAAAAGCAAAATGCTAGAGGGAAATATAGGAAGGAATATGTTGACCAGCCTATTTATCCAGTCAAAAGATATGATGGGCAAGGAAATTTGATACATGAAAAAACGGAAAAAATTGTTAACAGATAGGCAGAAACAGTTCGCGGTTGAATACCTGATCGATAGGAATGGGAGCGCAGCCGCTATCCGCGCTGGTTTTAGCGAGAAAGGTTCAAGGGTTACTGCTTCCAGGTTGTTAACAAACCCTAACATTAGGGCAATTATTGACAAAAAGACGGCAAAGATTATTGAAAAGACAGAAATGACGGCGGAGAGAGCGATGCTAGAGGTCAAGGCGATCGCAACCAGCAACGTCAGAGACATACTCGATTACGACCCGAAAAGAAGAGAGTATTCCTTCAAGTCATTAGACGATGTGCCGCCAGAGTTCTGGAAAGCAGCGAGCGAAGTGACTGTATTTGAAACGCCTGGTGGTACTGGGACTGCATATCGAGTAAAGATGCATCCGAAACTCCAGGCCCTCAAGATGGAGTATGAGCGGCATAACCTGATTGGGCCCCAGGCAGGGGTAACTAACAACACTAACATGTTTATTAGCGTGATGGATTACAACAAGGCGCTCAGGCGAGTCGGGGAAAAGGAGATAACTCCGGAAGATATTGATATATGAGTTGGGCTAAACGGCAGATTGAAGAGGATATGGGCTGGGGGTTGCCAAAGACTAACGACAAACCCCTAAGTTTTAAAGAGTATAAGAAAGTTTACAGCCGGTTGTGGTCGAAGGAATCGGTCACGCCAGGTGATGTTGAATTTATAGTTAGGTTAATTAATGAGCGTAGCAACCCAGGAAACTAATTTAAACGCAGCCGGCAAGGTGATGGACCGCGTGGCTAAGTTTTACGATGACCCTCTGGGATTCGTGAAGTTTGTGTTTCCCTGGGGTGAAGGTGATCTCGAAGGACATACCGGTCCTGATACCTGGCAAGCTGAGATCCTTGAGGATTTTGGTAAACACATTAGAGAAGGGACAGGCAGCTATCAATGTTCAGTAGCGTCGGGGCACGGTATAGGAAAAGGAGCCCTGAGTTCATGGCTTCTCATTTTTTTGATGAGCACTAGGCGCATGGCCGGGATTACGACCGCCAATACAAAGATGCAATTGGAGTCCAAGACCTGGCGAGAGCTAGCCCTCTGGCACTCCAGATCCATCCTTAAGCCCTGGTTCGAATGGACCGCGACTAAGTTTTACCACGTTGAGGAACCGGAAACCTGGTACATCTCGGCAATCCCCTGGTCAGAAAAGAACTCAGAGGCATTTGCAGGACTGCATAACGAACACGTTGTGCTGTTGTTTGATGAGGCATCCGCAATCCCAGATGTTATTTGGGAAGTGGCGGAAGGTGGAATGACAGGGCATGGAGATAATACAGAATCAACCGCTGCCTGGTTTGTCTTTGGTAACCCCACGCGTAATACTGGACGGTTTCGAGAATGTTTCGGTAAGAATAAACATCGATGGAAAACACATCAGATCGATTCGCGTAGTGCAAAAATGACCGATAAGGTCAAGCTCAATCAATGGGTGGAGGATTATGGTGAGGACTCTGATTTCGTAAAAGTAAGGGTGCGTGGCACGTTCCCATCTGCGTCATCGATGCAGTTTATTCCAGGGGCGTTAGTGGAAGATGCGATTGAGCGAGAAGCAAAGTCATACTTAGAGGAACCCTTGATTCTCTCTTGCGATATCGCCCGCTATGGCGACGATTCTACGGTTTTCTGCTTTCGCAGGGGGCGTGACGCCAAGACGATCGAATGGAAGAAGTACAGAGGGCTCGATACCATGCAGATCGCTGCAAGGATCTCGGAGCAAGCTGGGATTCACCAGGTGGATACCGTATTCATCGATGAAGGTGGGATCGGGGCGGGCGTCTATGACCGTTGTCGGCAGCTGCATGTATCAAACTGCATCGGCGTTAACTTTGGTTCGAAGAGTGAGTCAGCGACCTATAACAACAAAAGAGCTCAGATGTGGGGCAACATGCGCGACTGGCTCGAAGGTGGATCCATCCCTGACGATCGGGACCTAATGGACGACCTGACCGGTCTTGAATATTCCTTCACGCCTAATAACAAGATTCAACTAGAGAAAAAAGAGGATATGAAAAAACGTGGGCTATCGTCACCCGATTGCGGCGACGCCCTGGCGTTGTCATTTGCTTATCCAGTAGCTCCGAGAGGACTTGGAATCAAGAGCAGCGCGATGGCGAACAAGCGAAGAGACTATAACCCTTTAGCGAGGAAACGATAATGTGTGGATTTCTGATGCCAGGGCAACCTGGGTTTAACGCGATATTCCCTGGTGTTTCCAAACTAATGGCGGAGGCAAAGGCTGATTCATCTGCTGCTGGGACTAAATCTGGGACCAGGCAAACATCTCCATCCGGCAATAAAGGTGCAGACCGTAGAGGAGGTCTTATAGGTGGGGGGAACAATCCATCAGTAAAAGGAAAAGCCGGGGGAAAGGTTGAAGGTAGAAGGCAAACTGGACCATCCGCGAGCGGTTTTAAAGGTACAGACAAGAGAGGTGATCTGGTGAGTGGGGATCGCAAGAAGTCGGCCGAGAAAAAAACATTATTGGGTGGATAACCTTAACTAAGGAGAAAGCATATGTGTGGTGGCGGCGGATACAGTCCTCCCCCGGTTGTAAGGCAAGAGGTGAAACAAGCACCAGTTACTCCGGCTGCGGGGATAAAGAAAAAAACAACCAGACAAGTCCCGAAAGTGGGTGTCTCTGCTCAGACGAATTTGCTAGGCGGAACAGCTGGGATAGGTGACGACACATTAAACCTGGGCGGCAAATCAATCCTGGGGGGCTAATGAAAAGAACAACTCAACGTAAATAGGAGAACGATATGTGTACTGGGGCAGAAGCAATGATAATTAGTTCTGTAATAGGGGGGGTGTCGTCAATGGCATCTGCTTCTATGGCACCATCCGCTCCTTCTATGCCGCCATTACCTGACCAGGGCCCGATCAAGCAAGCGGAAAAAGCTGCGGATGCATCAGTCGCTAATCGGATCAAGGCAACCCGCTCGAAGATGGGGAATGTTGCGACTCCGAAAACGATGCTGGCGGGAACGATGGGAGTGGAAGACGAATCGCTTAATCTAGGCGGCAAACTGATTTAATCTTCCCCTGGACAGGGATGTCCGGGGTTTCGCGCATGGAGGCGCTAAATGGCAGAACTAGAGGTAAACAACAAGGCAAAATACATTAGACGCTTGTCCAGGTTAAAGCTGGAACGAGAAAGCTATATCAACCATTGGGAAAAGATAACTGACAGCCTTCTTCCACGGTCAGGGCGGTATTTCCTGCAAGACCGTAACAAGGGAGAGCGCCGCAATAAAGACATTTACGACTCTACCGCTACCAGGGCATTGGGTGTTTTGGCGGCTGGCATGATGGCAGGAATGTCATCACCCGCGCGGCGTTGGTTTCGTTTAGCGTCATCCGACCAGGACCTGATGGAGTATGCACCGGTTCGGCAATGGCTCGATGATGCCGGGGATGTGCTGCTTGATGTGTTCGCCCGATCTAATACCTACCGAGTATTGCACTCACTTTATGAAGAGATGGCTGCATTCGGGACCGGCTGCGCGATGATCTTCCATGACTTTGATGATCTTATTCGTTTGTACCCGCAAACCGTGGGAGAGTTCTACCTGGGGCAGAGCAATCGTTACCAGGTGGATACTTTGTACCGAGAGTTTCAGATGCAGACCGGTCCGTTGGTGCAAGAGTTCGGCTACGCGAATGTCAGCAAGACTTGCCAGGCGTTGTACGACCGAAACATCCTGGACGAATGGACTACCGTTTTACACGCAGTTCAACCTCGCAAAGAAAGAGACGTTGCCAAAAGAGACAATAAGAACTTCAAATACGAATCGATCTTCATGGAGGTGGACGCCGATAGCGATATGATCCTCCGCGAGAGCGGGTTCGAGATGTTCCCTGCGTTGACCCCTAGATGGATTGTGCGAGGCGGCGATGTTTACGGATCCGATTCACCAGGCATGACAGCGCTCGGAGACATACTACAACTGCAAGACGATCAACTTAAAAAAGCCAAAGGCATCGATTACCAGGCGGATCCCCCGCTTCAGGTGCCAACCGCTCTAAAAGGTTCGGAGGATTTACTTCCTGGTGGAATCAGCTATTACGATCCAGCTGCTCCAACTGGCGGGATAAGGTCTGCATTTGAAGTTCAACTCAATCTTCA